TGCACTTGAGATAGCCAATATTGTTCGTATAAGCGGTTGTGTTGATACCGCATTAGCCAACATTTGCTGAATTAATTTGATTATTCTTTGAAAGAAACCATCTTTGACCGTTTGTTTATTTGCATCGGCTACTTCTGGTGTATCTGCCGTACTTTCATCTATTGTGTTATTAATTTGATTACCAATATAAAACGGGTCTGTAGAACCGCTTATACTCGATATTAACGAAGACAATCCACTTAAAGGTAGACTTGCTGCCATAACACCACAACCCATATCATAATAAACAACACCATTAACAATTTCTTGTGCACGTTTTAATAATTCTTCATAATCTTCAGGAGAAATCTCGAAACTATCATCATCATTAATTAATTGTTCAATCAATTTATTTATTTCAAGTTCTTGATACACCTGTTCAACCGTTTTCTTTTGGTCTTTGCTTATGCTACCATAGAAAGCATTCATAACTTCAGACATGAATTGCTTTTTATTGATAATTTCTGCATTATCAACAAAATCACCCATCCATTCACCAATATTTCCTGATGTGGTTGTAGGTTTGAAAAGAAAACTATCTGTAGAACCATTGTAATTAACAATAAGATTTCCAAATACAGTATCCGTTCCAGCATTTCTGATTGCCTCATATAGTTTATTGTCAAAAGTATCAACATTATCACTATATATCATGCTTCCGCTTGTAGACTGAGGATTAGTCTTGAGTTTTCCGAATACGTCAATATTTTTTACCGGAACTGAAATCCCTGAACTAAAATAAGCTGGAATTGGGTCGCCCGAATTATATTGAATTGTTTGTTTTTTAACAGCAAGTTTTAATTGTGGCTCTACAACACTAATAAATTTGGTAAATAACTCACCCGTTAAATCCTGCAATGCATTACTTCCAACAATAACCTTTAATAAATCAAGAAGATAAGGAACAATATCCTTTTTATTATTGATTGACGGAAATATATTGGTTTCATCGGGCAAAGTTCCTGATTGCATCAGTGATGTATATGCACCAATTTTGGTGAACACATCTTTTTTCTTGTCCCTTACAGCACCTAATGTTGAATTAATATTTGCCATTAATTATTTTCTTTATCCTTTTTTTCTAATTCATTCTCAACCATTTTAAGTAGTTCATTTCTTCTATCTGAAGAAACAACCTCATTATCATCAGATTTACTGCTTGAATTACTACTCACGCCCTTCTCAAAAACCACTTCTTTCAAATATCTTAAAAGCATGATTTTTTGGTCCTGATTTTTGGCTTCAGCAGCAATAAGTTTTACGATTTGGTCACCAATCGCCTGAACTTCGCCTGTTTCCTTTATCTTAGTTTCCCATTTACTGAACAAACGAGCGATTTTTGCTTTAATGTTATGGCTTTCATCGTAGATTTCCTGAAGAAGTTTATTCACACTTTCTTCATCAAATTTTAATTTTTTTCTTTGTGGTCTTGGCATGATAATATAGTTTTAGTACATATAAATACAGTTATTTTGGATTTATTAATAAAACATCAATAATGCCATTATACCCTAAAATTGATGTTAGGGGGTATTGTCTAAAACCCTTTTGATATTCTTTATTGGGGTCGTGAACAATATTATAATTTTTATCAATTATAACAGCATGGGTTGTATGACCACTCCAACTAAAATATTTTGGTGATAATACACCTGCGTAAAACAAACCATCTACACCTTCTTCTTTATAGAGTTTTTTTGGTGTCATAATTGAACGTCTGTGCCATTTTAATTCATTAAAACATTCATGAGTTGGCGTGCAAAGGGTCGAATACCATTTATTGTGAAGCATCCCATGATAACTATAACCTAATTTAGTTATAAACTCATATAACGGCTTAAAATAACCATCATGTTCGATGAAGTTCGGAACTTCTTCCAATTCTTTTTCGAATAAACTGGCAATTGCAGCTTGCATACAATTACCATGACCCTTATCCACGATGGTTTGATATACTTTTTTCACAACTCAATAAATATTCTTTTTTTCTTAGCAGTTTCAACTCTTTCATGTGCAATTGCGCTTCTAATTATAATGCTACAATAGCTATGTCCACTTGGTTTCCTACCACTCGGTAACACCACATCAGGATTAAATTTCTGAACATGAATTAGTAAATGATAAAGCAAATCACATCTCATTTCATTAGTAACTATCTTCACATCTGGACGATATCGTTTAACAACTACATCAATAAGTGTTTTAAACGGTTCGAAGAGATGTTTATCAAAAATCTCATTCTTTTCATCTGAATTAACACATGCAACGTATTTTGCAAGTGCTTCTTCAACTTCAGTAGTCCAATATTCAGATAAGTTAGTCATCCAGATAATCTACTTTTTCAATAAAATAAATTTCTTTGAATGGTTTAATGGCAATTCGTATTTCCTTTGTACTTAAACCCGTTTGTTCTTTTAAGAAAAGCAATATCTTATTCTTTGCGAATTTATTGGATACTCTTTTATTATATTTTCCTTCGTGAGTATCTTCTAAAAACAATACATGCCAATTTTTCAACACATTTGCAATAGCATCACCCACAATAATTTCATTCTTTTTCATTACAGGGTCATTATCAATCTTATCTTCGATTTTATTGATAACAGTTTGAATTAATTTTTCAAGTTGTTCATGATTATCGACTTCCATTTCATAAGTATATTCAATGTTTTGATTTATTTCATCAACATAATCATCAAAAGACAGATTTATTTTCTTTTCGGTATAACTTTTCTTACTATGGTCTTTATAGTAGTTTCTGATAATCGTTTGACAATAGCTAAATGCTTTTGTTTTGTTACCAGATTTAGTGATTTTATCGGGATTAAACTTCACCATATGCTCAATTAAATGTGTTAGAGCATTTGACTCTACCTCTTCCATATCATAATTACCGATATGGATTGGGTAGCGTCTTAATATGGATTGTATCATTTTACGAAACGGTTCAATCAGTATTTCGTTATAAATTCTATTTTTTTCGTCAAACGAATCAGAATTAATATAATCAATAACTGCTTGTTCTTCTCTTTCCGCAAAATACGGTCTATTTTCTAATTCTTTCATTCATAATAGTATCAGATATTGATTATTTTTCAGAAACAACAACTTTTTGAAGTCTTGAAGTATCAATAACCCTATCATTCATGAAATTGGCTTCTTTATTTGCTGTTTCAAACCAAAATTTTCTTTCGTCAATAGGCATATTCTTTTGATATTCATCAAATAAGCTACCTGGACGTGTTGCAAGGTGTTTGTAACCAATTTTTGGCATCGAAAATACTTTACATGCATTGTTTAATGCCCTTAACAGGAATTCATACATGAAGGTTAATTTAATCTTTGTTTTAAATTTACCTATGTTCAGAAACTCTGATTTTTTTATTACAGCACCGCTTAATTTAAAGTCAGTATACTGCTTGAGTGCATTGGCGTTCAAATAACCCATCTCACCATTTTCTCCAACAAACTGTTGTGCCCATACGGTTTCATTTGTTAGTTTAATTCCTTCGTTTTTCTCATTAACCTCAATCATCATGGTTAAAAACACATCGATTTCCGGATAGCTATCAATATATTTTGTTGCGTTCTTAAAATAGGTTACGCTATATTCATCATCAAACTCAAGTACCGAAAAATACTCGGTAGTTACTGAGTCAACACCTAAGTTAACTTGTGATTGATAATCAGTTGCGCCATCATTAACAATTGTTTGAACATTACTGTCAAATACTGTTTTGTTAAATACCTCTTGTGGTGCTACTACAATTATTTGTGGTAATTCTTCAAGACCTTCTTGTTTGGTGATTGATTCGATTGCTTTGTCTAAATATCCCTTAATCACTTCATTATATTCGTGAACGGGAATTATTACAGATATATTCATTTTATATATTTTTTACTTTAAAATTATTTTACAATATTCATTGTTGGTACATTAATTTGTGCTTCAGGTTGAGGTACTAATGCCCCTTCAAAAAGTTTAACCCTTGCATCAATGAATTCCTGATAAATCTCAGTCAGACGTTTTTCGCTGTTTTCTTGAGTATATTTTTCAGCGAGTTTTTCCATTGAAGTGTATAACTCAGGTGAAATGGCATCATCAAGAAACTTAACCAATACCTCACCAACTAATACAGGTAAGTCATAGTAATTATCAGTCCAAAGTCCTGCTCCGTCAGCAACCTTTACAACAGGACCTGTATCGCCTGAAGTTCTCTCCAAGATATATTCTGGTGTAATATCGGGTTTTAAACAAATTGGAATTGTTCCTGATTTCATACATTCTAATGGGAATGTTCCGAAACTCGCAATCCTATCAATCCAAACAGCAGCGAAATTACCTTGTAGTCTTTTTGCAAAGTCCATTCTACGCATTGCCTGCGGTGGTTTTGATTTAGTGAGCATTGGGTCAAATGTTACCCAACTATATTGAGGATATCTGCTAAAGAAAAGTTTAACGAGTTTTGAAATCTCATTGGCATTTCTTCCGAGTACGGAAATAACGGGTTTTTGTGGTACATCTGTCCTTTGAAAGTAAGAAGGAATACCAATATCATAAGTTTTAATATTGAATTTGCCTTTACCATAGAATGTTTCAACCCATTCCTTAAGTGTTTCTGATGTGGTAATCACATCGTTAATGTTAAATGATTTCCAATCAGTACCTGGAATCAAACTGTTCATCATGTAGTCTACCGACTGCAATAATCCAATTCTTACACATGGTAAGTTTTTGGTTTGTTCCATGATATTTGAATATACTTCAGGGATAACCATAATATCTTCTGGACCAACAGTTAATTTTGGGTCTGCCATTGAATAGTGCTTGAACTCAGTAAGTTCTTTTTCAATCCAAGTTGGTGCTACATAGTCACCCTTTTCAACCATCATTACTACCTCATATCCCATCTTCTTTACAACTGTAGCATGAAAATAAATTTCATATACGCTTGCAA